AAAGAGCCTATATCTCGGCGGTTGGAAAGGCGGGTGCAAAATGAACGCATTAGATACGTGGATCAAAGCGAATACCACGAGACGGCAATTTGCTAAATTGATAGGGGTGTCAGAGCAGTCGGTGGCTAGAATGTGCGGGAAATACGGCGTTTCTGATAAGCATATTGACGCGGTTTTCCGGTCAACAAAAATACCGCGCGAACAACTGCGCGGGATTGGATACAAAGGCGAATTCAATGTGCGAACAACTGCGCCAAAGTTCGACGGGGCTTATTGGACTGAGGGTGTTAATAAATGCTAACCGCTCCTTTTACCTACTTTGGCGGCAAACGCCTTGCTGTCGATTTGGTTTGGCACGCACTTGGAATTGAATGCCGCAATTACGTAGAACCATTCTTTGGCTCCGGCGCAATGCTCCTTGGCGCACCAAAGCCGCTTTACCGTCGCACCGAAACCGTTAATGACCTAGATTGCATGATTGCCAATTTTTGGCGTGCCGTGCGTGCCGAGCCTGAAGCTGTTGCGCGCTATGCTGTGAATCCGGTGGTAGAGATTGACCTACACGCCCGCCACGGCTGGCTATTGAATCAAAAACCCGCCCTGCGTGAATTGCTTGAACACCCTGATCGCTGCGATGCAAAAATCGCGGGGTGGTGGCTATGGGGTGCTGGCTGCTGCATTGGCGATTGGTGGTGTTCTGGTGATGGTGCGTGGCGATTGAATGAATCGGGCGTTATCGTCAAAAAAGAAGGTGGCGATGGCTTCTCAAAGCAGCTTCCAAAACTTGGAACAGGTGATGGCATTCATTCAACAGGGGGTGATGGTGACCGAATCGGGTTTGTTACGCACTTGATGTGCGAGCTTCAGGAGCGGCTTGTTGACGTTAGGGTGACATGCGGGGATTGGTCGCGCCTCATGGGTAAATCGGTCACGACAGGAAATTACCTTACCGCCGTATTCCTCGACCCGCCCTACGAGCGCGGTGACTTTCAGTACGGTGACGGCACGGATCGAAGCGTTGCCCATGATGTGCGGGCGTGGTGTGCAGCCAACGGGGATAATCAGCTGCTGCGAATCGCCTTGTGCGGTCATGACGGTGACCACGATGAATTATTGGCACTGGGGTGGGATAAGCGCTACTGGAAGGCGCAAAAGGGCTATGCCAGAAAGTCGGAATTATGGAAGGGCGAAGTGATTTGGTTTTCGCCCCATTGCAATAAGCCTTCTGGGTTGTTTTGACCAAAGAAAAACCCCCAAGCAGTTCACACCGAAGTGCAGTACCGAAGGGGGCCGTGTGGGCGTGATTGTATCATCAAGAATATGCTAATACCATCCGCCCCAATAAGCACCATCCTCCAAGCCCTAGCTACCGCCCTGATGCCAGACCCCGATATTGGCGTGGATGAATGGTCTGACCAGTACCAAGTTATCCCCAAGGATTCCGGCGCGGCGGAGGCGGGCAAATACCGCACCGAGCGCACCCCGCACGCCCGCACCGTGATGCAGTGCCTATCCTCTTCGCACCCTTGTAAAAAGGTGGTGGTGATGGGCGCGTCGCAGATGCTCAAGACACAGGTCGGGCTTAATTGGCTAATGTCCACCATTCACACCGCGCCGTCCAATTTCCTTTGGGTTGCACCGAGCGAATCGTTGGTAAAAAGGGCATCCGCGCGGATTGAAACAAACATCGAAGCCGTGCCAGAAATTCGGGAGCGGGTTGCCAAAAAGCGTTCGCGCGATTCCAGCAATACCATCAATCGCAAGGAGTACCCCGGCGGCTCGCTCAATATCGTCACATCTGGGAGTGCAAAAAATCTGGCAGAAATTTCCGTTCGTTATGTTTTTTTTGACGAATGCGACCGGACACTGGAAGACGTGGGCGGTGAGGGTGATGCCGTGGCGTTGGCACTGGCACGCCAAACCACGTTTGAGCGCACCCGTAAAGCGTACCTTCCAAGCTCTCCCCTGATTAAGGGTGAAAGCATCATTGAACGCCTGTATCTAGCTGGCACGCAACGCCACGCATTGGCAGATTGCCCCCACTGCCACACCGCCCAGCCATTGGTGTGGGATAACATCATAGAGTTGCCCGATGGCGATGCCGGATACACCTGTCAGGGCTGCGGCGCGGTGTTGACCGAGCAAGATAAGCCCGCGATGTTCGCCCGTGGCGCGTGGTCAGATGGTGTGCAGCCGCTGGATGGTGAGACCGAGAGTTTTACCATCAATGCCCTGTTTTTACCCCTTGGCTGGATGCCTTGGCGTGCGCTATTGGGGCAATTCAAGGGGGCAAAAAAGGCGGACGAACTCGGTGATGATTCGCAGCTCAAAACGTTCCTGAACACCCGCCTAGCACTTCCCTACGAGCAAAAAAAGGAGTACAACGATGCCGACACCATCCGCGCCCGTGCCGAGCCTTACCGCGTTGGCACAATCCCGCACGGCCCCGTAATGCTCACCGCTGGTGTCGATACCCAGCTTGACCGACTAGAGGTGTTGGTAATGGGCTGGGGGCGTGGATTAGAAGCGTGGGTTATTGATTACCAAATAATCCACGGAAACCCCGCAGAAGATGATGTGTGGCGTGCGTTGGATGCTGCGCTATCGGTAGCGTACCAAACCCCTAGCGGTGGCGTGCTGGTTCCAAAAATCACGTTTGTCGATTCGGGTGGTGCGCATACCCAAAGCGTCTACGACCACATCCTCCCCATGCGCAAAGCGCGGTGCATCAAAGGGTCAAGCTATTTGGGCGATAACATCCTGCACAAAAAAACCCGCGTGGATGTTTCGTGGCGCGGTGAAACGGTAAAGGGTGGTGTGGAGTTGTGGATTCTTGGAACGCACACCGCCAAAGATTACCTATCAGCCCGCCTAAAAATCGAGTCCGGCGAAGGTCAAATCCACTTTCCAGCAGATTTACCGGACAATTTTTACACCCAATTGACCGCCGAATACCGCACGGGCGGGCGTTGGATATGCCCCAAGGGTCAGCGTAACGAGGCGTGGGATATGTTGGTGTACGCCATGAGTGCAACCCATTACCTAGGGCTGCATCGCCTTCCTACTGACGGCTGGGCAAAGCTAGAGGCACAGTTGCAAGTCAATCAGTCCGGCTTGTTCGCACCCGCGCCACCGACTGCGCCCGCATTGCCAACACCAACACCAACACCGGAAACAAAACCAGAAACCCCGCAAACGCCCGTGGATACCAATAAAGTAGCAAAACCCGCCCCAAGAATGCGGGTGGTGTGCAATAACGGTAACAACCGCTGGACGTAAAAAAGCCCGCTCTAGGCGGGCTTGCTTGAATGGTGCGGTGTTTATATATCAAACCAATTGCTTACTCTTGCTGTGCTGTAAGTTCCATCTTAATCATAATTCTCCATATCCCATTGAGCAATCAAAAAAATCTGAAAACTCTCTAAACCACCCGCCGGATCCATGCTTTGATTCGGCATCAAGCGATGATTCGAGTGAAAACTCAATGAGTTCGCACTTCATTTGCGCGTCGTAGTTGTATTTTTTCATAATTTCACTCCTAAAGTTGTTTGCGATGAATCAATTGTATATCAAAAAAACACAAAAAAACACGGGTGCAAAGTTTTTTTTGAAAAAAAATTTGAAGATGGCACAATCCGATCATGACTACACCCCTACCCTACTCCCCACCAACACGCGCCTACGCGGGCGATACCATTCAATGGCAGCGGCTTAACGGCTCTTACTACCCCGCCGCTGGCTGGTCAATTGAGGTGACGCTGCGCAATGCGGGCGCGGTTCACACGTTTCAATCCGCTCCCGCCGGATTAGCCCACGTCCTGACCATCACCCCCGCCGAATCCGCCCTGCTCGAGGCGGGTAATTGGTCATTGCTGGAGACGTACACAAACGGCATTGACCGATTCACTGGCGCTCAAAATACCATCCAAATCCTCCCCAACCTCACACTACCTGCCGACAATCGCACCCATGCCCGCAAGGTATTGGACGCAATTGAGGCGGTTATCCTTGGAACGGCATCAAGCTCCACATCCGAGATGACTATTGCCGGACGCACCCTCAAAACCATTCAGCCAAAGGAGCTGCTAGACCTGCGTGACCACTACAAACAAGAAGTGCTGCAAGAGGAGCGTGCGGCGGGGCAAGGCAAAAGCACGCGCGTTTATGTAAGATTCAAGTAATTGTTTCACATGAAACATTTTCAATCCTATGATTAAAAACGCCATTAACACGGTCACCCGCCTCTTTGGGCGAACCAAGAACACGGTCACCCGCCGCTTTTCAGGGGCGCGGTTTGCCAACTCGTCCGCCCTGCTGTCGTCAATTGAGGCGATCAACCGCGACCTGCTTAACAACCTAGATGCCCTACGTTCGCGGAGCCGCAACGCCCGCAAAAACGACCCCTACGCCACCAAATACGCGATCAACTCTGGCATCAATATCATCGGGCCCAACGGCATCCGCCTCCAAAGTCAGGTGGTAGAGTTTGACGCGGTGGCGAATAAATACGTCCCCGATACCGTCGCGCGTAAGGCAATTGAGGCGGCTTGGGCAAATTGGTGCAGTCAGTGCGACGTGACAGGTCGGCAAGATTTGCGTGCCATGCTCACATCCACCTGCGAGAGCATGACAACGGACGGCGAATACCTTGTGCGCATTGTTCGTGGGCGCGGGTACGGCGGGCAACACCGTATCGCGCTGCAACGGATTGACGTTGACCGACTGGATACGCGGCACAACGTCGCGCTAGATAACGGCAACCGCGTGGTCATGGGTGTGGAGCTGGATGCTTTTGGCGTGCCAGTGGCTTACCACCTGTTTACTTCCCACCCCGCAGACTACGGCGCACCGCGCGTGCGCACCCGCGTTCCAGCCAACGAGATCATTCATGGTTTTTTGGTTTGGGAAGCTGACCAAGTGCGGGGCATCCCGTGGCTTCACAGTGCGTTGATTGGGCTTTACCACCTAAACGAGTACGCCATATCCGCCCTGTTGAATGCAAGGCACGGGGCAGACCACTACGGTTTTTTTACGACCAAGGATGGTCAAAATCCGCTATCCGCAGAGCTTGGTGACGATGGTGAACCGCTCGTAATCAACCAGCCCGGAACGTATGATGCACTACCCCACGGAACCGAGTTTGTCCAAAATAATTCGCGTTACCCAGAGGTGGCTTTTGGTGCGTTTGTCAAAACTACGTTGCAGCGCATTGCCACGGGCTTGGGGACGCAATACCACTCTATTTCTGGTGACCTTGAGGGCGTTAATTTTTCCAGCATCCGGGCGGGGCTAATTGAAGAGCGGGATATGTGGGACACGCGCCGCGCGTGGCTATGCTCGTCGCTTTTGGAGCGCGTCTTTTCCGATTGGTTGGAATCATCCCTGCTGTCCGGTGCAATTACTCTCCCTAACGGCAACGCATTGCCCCCCTACAAACTCGACCGATTCACCGCGCATTCGTGGTCGGGTCGCGGGTGGGCGTGGGTCAATCCGTTGCAAGATGTGCAAGCCAATATCGAGGCCGTCCGCGCGGGATTTACCAGCCCACAAACCATCGCCGCGCAAAATGGCGGGGATTATGCGGATAACATCGCAGACATTGCCGATGCCGCCGCCATTGCCGCCGCAGCAGGCGTTAACCTAGCGGCGTATGATTCGCACCCGGGGGCAACCAGCCAAATTCAACCATCCACTCCACCCGACGAAGGAGATACACCAGTACCATGACCGACACCAAAACCCAAATTCAACGGCACGCCACCATCCAGCGTGCCGCGATTGATGAAACCGCCCGCACGGTCTCCGTGCTGATTGCCACCCCCACGCCCGTCCCCACCATGCGGTGGATTGATGGGAGTGGATACATCCAATGCAACGAAGTTCTGCAATGCACCCCAGAAGCGATTGATGCCACGCGGCTGGATGGTGGCATCTCGGTGTTGATGGATCATTGCTGGGATGATGTGGTGGGCGTTACCGTTTCCCACACCATTGACCCCGACGGCATCCGCGCCGTAGTCTGCGGGGTGGGCGGTAAACAGGTGGTAAGCCACTGGCACGCCAA